GAGGAGGAGCAAGAAATATAGGTGAACCCTTACCAAAGAATATAAAAAATTTTTTAAGAACAACTTTTCCCAATCAAAAATTTGATTTTAAACCCGGACAAAGATATGGTGTGCCAAAATTAGATAATCCAGCTTTACACTCTAAAATTCAGAAAGCAGCTTTAAATAAAATTGCTAACCCTAATTATCAATATGTAGATCCAACAAAAGGTCGTTCAGCATTAACCTATGAAAAAGGTTTTGGAACGGGAAACGATTTTGTAAAAAAAGCAAATGCAAAAGGAATTAATATCTCAAACCCTGATCGTGCAAGTGTATTTGCAAACAAGTTTAATATTAAATCAAAAGCCGATCCATTTACCGGACATGGAAAAATTTACGATTTAACAATTTTAGATGATCCTAAAAAAGTTGAAGAAATTATTAAAGCTCAAGTGTCTGGTGGAGGCGCTACACCTGAATCTACAGAAAAATATTTAAGTCAAGATAAGAAAAATATTGAACGAAGAATAAAAACTAAAAAAAGAAGAGAGGCTATTAAAAAGTATAGCGATTATGCTATTGAAGCTGAGTATGGTGTTAAGAAAACTAAACTTAATCCAACTCAACTTTCTCACATGGATGATATTTATAGTCAATACGTAACAGGAGAAACGCTAGGTTATGCTCCCGCTAAAATAAATCAAGACTTTTTAAAAGATTATGACAATAAATTTAAAGCACTTTATAAAAAAAGAGATAAACTTATAAAAGCAAAACCTAAAGATCTGGTTCAACAATTAGAAGAAATTAATTTAACAGGAGCTCGTCTTGCAAAAGAAACAAAAGGATATAAGTCATTTAAATTTGTAGACCCTTATACTTTAAAGCCTTATCAGTTTGGAGTTGAGGCATCTAAAACGATTGACCCCTTAGGACTATTGGAAGGTAAATCAATTAAAGAAATTGAAAATCTTAGTCCAGAGGATAGATATTTCTTTGAACAAAATAGAAAAGCGGTTTTAGCTTCTCAGAAAAAAGTTAATCCAAAAGAAATAACCGAAATTTTAAGTAATAGTGGTATTAAATGTGCCTTAGCCAACGGAATAAATTGTAATGACCCAAAAGCCTATATTAAATCGATAAATGAACTAAAATCAAAAGCAGCTCTTGGAGATAAAGCTGCTTTAGGTAAATTTAGAAAAGTTGCCAATGCTATGCGTAAATTAAAAGGGCCTTTAGCCTTTACAGGTTGGGGTATTTTAGGAGAAATAGGTTTTGCACTTCCTTTTGCAGCTATGGATTATGCAGACGCAGAAGAGGAAGCCATTTCTCTTTTACCAAAAAATTCTCTCGGTGGAGCTATACCTACACTTTTAAGAGCTGGTGAACGAATTGACCGATTAACAGAAACACCTATTCTTGAAGGGCCTCGAAATGAGTATCTTGGTTACAAAGAACGTGTTTTTCCAAAAGGTAGAATGGGTATGGATGAAAATAGATTTCAAAAAGCTCAAGCAAAAGTTATAGCGGATGCAAAATTAGATTTTACAGATAAACTTGAACCTTTTCTTGAAGGACCTCGAAATGAATATTACAATCCAGAAAAAGCAGATAAAGCTTATGGGGAAATGGAAATAGCTAAAGCTAAGTTAGCAGCTATAGAAGAACAGAAGAAAAAAGAAATAGCAGAGCCAACAAAATACGGTATTGAATTTAAAGAAGGCGGCCGTGTATCTTTTAAAGGTGGTGGCATAGATAAAGGTCGAAGAGCTTTTATGAAATTACTTGCTGCTCTTGGCATTGGTGGTGCGACCGTAGGAACAGGACTTATAAAATTAGGTGGTAAAGCCGTTGGTAAAAAAGCTGCTGTGAAAGCAGGAGCGGACATTGTAGCAGGAACACAAGGTATGCCTTCATGGTTTCCGGCACTCGTAAACAAAATTATAAAAGAAGGCGATGATGTTACCAAGAAGCTGGGAACAGTTGAGCGAGAAGTTGTTCATACTAAAAAAATAGATATAGGTTCTGCATCTCCAGATGAAGTTACTGTTTATAGAAATTTAGATACAGGTGATATTAGAGTGGAAGTAGATTCAGTATCCAATATGGGTGAAGCACCTATTCAAATGGATTATAAAGCTCCTTCAGTTATTGATGAAGGTAAAATGGCAGGTAAAAAAACAGACCCAGAATTTTCAGCTGTGGAAACCGAACCTCGTGTTGCGAATTGGGATGGAGATATAGAATTTGATGGAGAAAATATTGTGGGCAATGTAGATGACTTAATGTCGGATACAACAAAACTTAAAAATTATGCTGAAGGTAAAAAACAAACACTGAAAGACTTTGTAACTCGTAAAAAGAAAACAGATAAAGTTAAAAAGATTAATGAAGACACAATGGAGCAAATCGACTATATAGAAAATAAACAGGGACACATGGCTCCTGAACATCTTTTGGACGAATCGCCTCCAGATGATTATGCATCAGGTGGACTTGCTAGTTATGATACCTATCTTCCAAGAATAGATGATGTGGATTATTAATGGCATTAACTCGATCCAGTTTCAGCAAAATAACGTCAACACCCCCTCAAAAAGGGCCACATTCAAAAGGCTTGAATAATATATATAAAAAGGCTACAACCCTAACAGCGGAGAATTTAAATGGCAGAAATAGACAAAGTACTACCCAACGTTTCTCAAAACGTAAATCTACCTAGTGCTTCTAAAGTTGCTTTAGAACAGCAACAGCAGATGGCTGAGCAAATGAAAGCTCCAGCTGATTTACAAACGAATCCAGATGGTAGTGTAGATATTAATTTTGGTCCCGAAGACTTACAAGTGGGTCCGGATCAAGGTCACTTTACCAATTTAGCAGAATTATTACCTGATGATATTTTAGATCCATTAGGAAGCGAACTTTACAACAATTATACCGATTACAAAACATCAAGAAAAGATTGGGAGCGATCTTATACTTCAGGTTTAGATTTATTAGGATTTAAGTATGAAGATAGAAGTGAACCTTTTAAAGGTTCATCCGGTGCAACACACCCCGTGCTTGCAGAAGCGGTAACACAATTTCAATCTTTAGCTTATAAAGAATTATTACCATCACAAGGTCCCGTAAGAACACAAATTATTGGAATGCCAACACCACAAAAAGAACAACAGTCACAACGTGTCAAAGATTATATGAACTGGCAGGTGATGGATCAAATGAAAGAATACGAAGCAGAATTTGATCAAATGTTATTTTATTTACCTCTTGCAGGTTCATCATTTAAAAAAGTTTATTATGATGACATTATGCAAAGAGCGGTATCTAAATTTGTTCCTGCGGATGATTTAGTGGTTCCTTATACAGCAACATCACTGGATGATTGCGAATCAATCATTCATGTTATTCGTATGACTGAAAATGATTTGAGAAAACAACAAGTGGGTGGTTTTTATAGAGATTTAGAATTGAATCCTTCTTACATGCAAGAAACAGAAGCTCAGAAAAAAGAAAGAGAACTTGAAGGAGCAACACGTGGAAGAGAAGATCGTATGTTTACGATTTTTGAATGTCATGTGAATTTAGATTTACAAGGTTTTGAAGACCAAGGACAAGATGGTCAACCGACGGGTATTAAATTACCCTACATTGTAACTTTGGAAGAAGGGACAAGAAAAATATTATCCATTCGTAGAAATTACGAAATGAATGATCCTAAAAAAGATAAAATAGAATATTTTGTTCATTTTAAATTTTTACCAGGACTAGGTTTTTATGGTTTTGGTTTAATTCATATGATTGGTGGATTATCAAGAACAGCAACCGCTGCACTAAGACAATTGTTAGATGCAGGAACTTTATCTAATTTACCCGCAGGATTTAAAATGCGTGGAATTAAAATGAGAGATGAAGCTCAATCAATACAACCAGGAGAATTTAGAGATGTGGATGCACCAGGAGGTAATCTAAGAGATGCCTTTATGACACTTCCATTTAAAGAACCTTCTCAAACCTTATTACAACTTATGGGCGTCGTGGTATCTGCAGGACAAAGATTCGCATCTATTGCGGACCTGCAAGTAGGTGAGGGTAATCAACAAGCGGCAGTGGGCACGACCGTTGCGCTGTTAGAAAGAGGTTCAAGAACAATGTCAGCGATACATAAAAGATTATATGCATCGATGAAACGAGAATTTAATTTATTAGCAAGAGTTTTCAAACTTTATCTACCACCCGTATATCCATACGATGTTGTTGGAGGACAAAGACAAATTATGAAAATGGACTTTGACGACCGCGTAGATATTCTGCCAGTTGCTGACCCCAATATCTTTTCACAGACACAGCGTATCTCCCTTGCGCAAACGGAACTGCAATTGGCAGCCTCTAATCCAAAAATGCATAATCAATACGAAGTGTATAGAAATATGTATGAAGCGTTAGGTGTTAAAGATATTGATCTTATTTTAAAACCAAAACCGGTTCCAAAACCTAAAGATCCAGCTTTAGAGCACATTGATGCATTAGCAGCGATGCCTTTTAGAGCGTATCCAGGTCAAGATCACCAAGCTCACATAACAGCACACTTAAATTTTATGGCAACAAACATGGTTAGAAATAACCCTATGGTGATGGCATCCATTGAAAAGAATTGTTTAGAACACATTTCTTTAATGGCACAAGAACAAGTGCAATTAGAATTTAGAGAAGAATTACAACAAATGCAGCAAATACAAATGCAAGTACAGCAAAATCCACAAATGATGCAACAGAATCCGCAGCTTCAACAGCAATTACAACAAACACAACAAAAGATTGATGCAAGAAAAGCAGTATTAATTGCAGAAATGATGGAAGACTTCATGAAGGAAGAGAAAAAAATCACTTCTCAATTTGACCATGACCCTATTGCTAAGTTAAGATCAAGAGAATTAGATATTAGAGCAATGGATAATGAAGCGAAAAGAAATGAAGCTCAAGAGAGAATTAATCTTGAGAACATGAAGGCAATGATGAATCGAGAAATTCAAGATACTAAGATTGACCAGAATGAAGAACTGGCTGAACTTAGAGCAGATACATCGATTGAAAAACAAGAAATGGCAAATGCCAACAGACTTAAACTTGCTGGCATGAAACCAAAAACAAATGGAAGGGGTAACTAATGACAGTAGGTAAAGGTTATGCACCGCTAGGCAAATCAAAAGTGATTGCTACACCGGATGCAAATAAAAATAATAAACCTGTTGCAGCAAACAAGGATAAAAAAGATACAAATCCTGTAACTGGAACAAGAGCTGCTAGACCACAAAAACCAGTAACTTGGTATTAATATGGCTTGGTTTGGATTAGCAAAAATAGCATTACAAGCTGGAAGCAAGATATATGCCAATCGTCAGAAGACGAAAATGGCAATGTCTGATGCACAGCTTATGCATGCACAACGTATGGCCTCCGGTGAGGAAACTTACCAGGGCAAACTTTTAGAAGCCCGGCAAAACGACTACAAGGACGAGATCGTACTTGCGATACTTACGCTCCCCATAATT